AGTTGTTGAAAATTCTAGTGGCATTAACGCACTAAGCTTTCTAGCCAATGCAAATCATCTTCTTTTGAAGCTTCTAATATTGCAGCAGCAAGGGCAAAGCAAAAGTCATCCACGCCTACTTCCTTCCCGCCAGTTACTGACCATTGCCCACTTTGTCTATAAAGAACATTAAGGTTCTTAAGTTGACGAATGGCACGTTCATGCGGGTAGATGTCAACAAGGCCAGCATTAAAGAGTTCTTTCATCTTGCTAAATGCTTTCATCTTGGTACTTACTGACCAAGTAAGTTCTCTTATGGGAAAATCACCAGACAAGCTTTGGATGGTGGCTGAACTGTTGAACTGGTCAAGAACAATGCTGTCAAACTGGTAAATTTTATGGTGCTCTCGTATCCAGTCTTCTACTGCTTGAATACTGACTTCTTTTTTGCCATTGATTTCAAAGTCAGCCATGAAAGTGTGAAACTTGTCTACCACCAAGATTTCCTTATCAAAATGCACAATACAAGAAACGTATTCGTCGCGTCCCACGCCGCCACGAGCAGGGTCTAGCGCGAGCACGTACTTGCCCATGATTTGCCTATCAGGAAGAAGTATGCCCCTTTCTCTGTTAATAGCAGCATCTACTATTTCAGACGCAAGCAGTGAGGACTTGTTTCCTCTGAACCGAGCACCGTATTCCGTCCAAAATTTGTCTTCATCTCGCTTCTGTTCTGCTTGTAAGAACGGACAACCCCATGGAAGATTAGGGTTGATCTCCCACGTGGGAATATTTTTTGCTTGCATGAAAGGGAATTCACCGCTTTCAGCTTCCTTGAAATGCTGATAAAATAATCCGTCGGTCAACCAAGGTGAGGACAGTTCCAATATGCGACCATTATCCCCAAATTGAGCAATGGATGGCGACAGAGCATCGTAAATAGCTTTAGCGCCACGGTTGGCATCGCCCTCCAGTTGGAAGGCAAGCTCGTCAAATACGCACATCACTACTGCCTTGCCTCGTGACGCCCTAGCACTCGCAGGGATGGCCTGGAATACACAGCCATTGCTTATTTCAATTTCAGTGGCAGTTTCCCTGGTAATTTCTGTGCCAAGGGGACTATCTAGCACTAATTGACGAATGTTATTAAGAGCGATCTTGGCTTGCTGCTGGTCGTTAGCAATGGTAACAATGTACCACTTTTCATTCTTTCGTACTTTGCGCTTATAGCTAGTTTCTAGGACGAAGCAGGCATATACGGCTGCAATAGAAGCCATGAGAGTTTTGCCAGAGCGCCGACCAAGAGCCCAGCAAGCATGGCTTTTCCCGCCCCCGAAATACTCATCAAGAATTTCCTCTTGTTTTGGCCACAGTGGAGTATTTAATACGTGCTTAGCAAAGTCAGAGCACTTGAGCTTCGTCATTTAAGGTTTCCATGGGGCGGAGATGTTCTTTGGTGACAAAGTACGCAGGGCGACCACGAGCAGGATCTGCCCAAAATTCTTCTTTCATTGCTTCCCTTCCATAGCACCAACCATGGATGAGAGTAGTTTTGTCTTGAATAGTAACAAGAACAAACTTCTTATCAGGGCTTTCATTGCGTTGCACTATTAAATCGTAGGAATGCTTGCTCCTAGTTTTGATGTCGATACCTGGTAAGTCGTCAGAGCCTTTCTTGGCTCGTGTTTCTCGATACAGGAAATCTTTCATGTCTAAGTGCGAGGCCACAGCCATCTCACCCGCCGCGCCAAGTAAGTGAATATCAAGAGCTTTGCTTCCTTTCCATGCGCCACCATTACGTCCACGCAAGCCTTGGGCTTCATTCACGCCCTGTCGTCTCATGCCTTCCGCCATTGCAATGCTTTTTTCTTCCTCAGAAAAGACAAACGAAATAGGCGTGGGCATAAGGAAAAGAAGTTCAAGCCCATCTTAGCCATTGCTAGCATAGATGCAACGCACACTAAGCTGAAAAATGTCGGAAGAACTGGTGGATCTAGGGCACAATGGCAACGAAAGCTTGCGAGCTGACGGATTGGTGAATGCCTTGACGGGAATGGGCACTCGTCGTGACAAAAGCCAATACACTAATTCCACCCCCATCGTCTTCCTTTCTCAAGAAGAGCTTGAAAACCTCTATAGCGAATGGATTCCTAAGCGCATCGTAGATATTGTTGCAGAACAGTCCACGAGAAAAGGCTTCAAAGTTTTGTTTGGTGGTGAAGGCGCAGCGGCAGAAGAAGTGAGTGGCATCGAGCAAGTGATTGAGGATTTGTACATCCTTGAAAACCTTGGCCTGGCTTCTAAAAATGCGCGATTATTTGGTGGGGCTGTAATTCTGCTTTACATCGACGATGGTCGTTCCGCTGATCAACCAGTGGACTACAGAAACATCCGCTCCGTTGAAGGCATGGAAGTACTGGACCGTTGGCAGATTGCCCCAGTAATTAGCGAAGATTCACTTTACGATTATTCCAAAGCAACGCATTATCAAATCATCTCTGGCGACCTCATTCGTCAACCACAACTGACGTACATCCACAAAGATAGAATCCTGCGTTTCGATGGCGAGTGGTTGCCTTATCGCATTAGGCAGAGGAACTATGGATGGGGAATGAGTACTTTGCAAAGTGCTTATGATAGTTTTCGTTTTTATTCAACTGGCATTAGTTCTGCGGCGACGTTGCTGACGGAGTTTGACATCTTTGTGCATAAACTTCGTGGTCTTTCTTCCATGCTTGCTGCTGGCAAAGAGAAGGACGTGCGTGATCGTTTGGTGCTAAATGATATGAGCAAAAGCATTTACCGTGGCTATGCAATTGACGCTGAGAAGGAGGAGCTTGAGTTTATTAGTCGCAACTTTGGCGGCGTAGGCGAAATCCTAGAAAAGCTTCGCATTGATATTATTGGTGCCTCACAAATCCCTCATACCATTCTGTTTGGCGAAAGCCCTGGAGGGCTTGGTTCCACTGGTCGTAGTGAAGAGCGTGACTTTGCAAAGCACCTTGGTGACTACCAGGCTTCTCATTACAAGCGTCCACTGCAGCAGCTCATGAAGATGATCATGCTCAGCAAAGACGGCCCTACCGAAGGAAGGCTTCCTGAATCATGGCGTATTAAATTCAACGACTTGTTTGAGCTGAACGAAAGGGAAAAAGCAGACGTTCGCGCACGAGTGGCAGCCGTAGATGGCCGTTACATTCAACTTGGTGTTCTACACCCGCAGGAAGTGGCAGATGCGCGTTACGGCGGCTCTGAATGGTCAATGGAACTCACTCTTGACCCATCGCTCCCCCGTGAGCTACCGCAGGCTCCTGGCCAGAAAGAAGTGCCTCCTGGAGGTCGTGATCCCTTGAACGAAGAGAATGGCACTCTTCCCATGGATGGCACCAGAGAAGTGGAAGATAGCGCTGGCTTGTATCTTTCAGGCGATTTAGAGCATGAACGCGGAGATGTTACCTTCACTGATAAAGCTCTTCATGGTCGTGCTGTAGCTGCAGCAAAAGCAAAGTTCAAAGTGTGGCCGTCTGCTTATGCCAGTGGTTATGTAGTCCAACAGTACAAGCGCATGTATAAAGAGAAGCATGGCTCCACGAGTGGTGCATTTAGAGGGGGCGATGGCGAAATCCATGCTGATGATCTTGGTCAATGGTTCAAGGAAGGCTGGGTAAGAATTGGCGCCAATGGTGAAATCATGGGACCATGCGGCGGACGTGGTGAAAAGGAAGGGAAGCCCAAGTGTCTTCCACAGGCGAAAGCTCAAGCCATGTCTAAGGAAGAGCGTCAAACGATTGTAGCCCGCAAGCGCAAAGCTGATCCTGATCCCGATCGTCGGGGGCCAGCAAAGCTTGTTAGCAGCAAAGTGGACGCTATTGAGCCCATGAAAGTGGAAGGGCTAATGCTTGCTGACATTGACGAGGCTGCGTTTATTTCGGACGAAGATATTGAAGATGCTATGAAGCAATGGAAGGAAGAAGCTCCTGCACAGTTCAAAGAGCTGCTAGAGGCTGACAATGCTGAATGACTTATCCTCGTTCAGCAGCGTCGTTATGTCCACCAGGATGGACGCTGAATGGTCTTATGACCGACGCAGTGGACGTTATCGTGACGAAAAGGGCCGTTTCCTAAGCAAAGCATCAGTGGGTAAGCTTGTTGATGGTCGCATTGACAAGCTGGAAACGCAGCTAAAACGTTTCACGCGGATGTTAGGAGATGGTTCTATCACGCTTGATCAATGGCAAGGAAGCATTCGTGAAGCAATTAAAGCAGCGCACATTCAAGCAGCGACCATTGGCTACGGCGGAAGGGCCGAGATGGGAAGCGCGGAATATGGTCGTATCGGCCAAAGGCTTCGTGCGGAATACACTTATCTACAAGGTTTTGTCCGCGACCTTCTGGAGGGGCGTGTCTCTGCTCCTATGGCTGTTACTCGTATTGGTTTGTACGCTCAATCGGTGCGTGGCTCTTATTGGCAAGGCACGGAAATGCGCGAACATCAACGTGGGTTTTCGTTGATGCGTCGCATCTTGGATGCTCAAGCAGTGCATTGCCAAGATTGTCTCGGCTATGCAGCGCGTGGCATTGTGCCTATTGGCAGCGTTCCTATGCCTGGTGTGCGCTGCGCATGTGGCGCACGATGCAAATGCACCGTCAAATATTTCAGGCAACAAGCGCCAGTGGTTCCCGTGTAGTTTTGCCACTATTATCAAACAAGATTTGGTTTTCTTGTGGCACGAATTCTTTACGCAGGCGACGCTTTTGTTCAGACGGGCTTTGGGCGAGTGGCCGAATACCTCCTTCCGGCACTAGCAAAAGAGCATGAAGTGCATGTGCTTGCTACTAATTACCATGGCGACCACGACGAAGAAGCTATTAAATACAAGACCTATCCAGCCATGGTGCATGGCTCCGACCCGTTCGGTTCCCATCGTATTGCTGAACTGGTTCAAACTATTCAGCCGGATCTCGTATGGGTGACGAACGACCTGTGGGTGGCTATTAATTTGTGGGACGCAATAAAACCTCTTAGGGAAAAAATTCCCTTTAAGTTTTTTGTATATGCGCCCATCGACAGCTACGGTATTTTCCCTGAACTAAACGGTCCCGTTAGTGAGTGGGACGGACTCGCTACTTACACGGAATTTGGCAGGGAAGAACTGGTCAAGATGGGCTATGAAAAGCCTATCTCCATCATTCCACACGGCACGGACTTCACTAAATTCTTTCCCATTGATCCTCTTGAATGCCGCAAGGAGCTAGGCGTGCCAGAGGATACGTTTATTGTCTTCAATGGCAATAGGAATCAACCACGCAAGCGCATTGACTTGACCATCAAGGGCTTCGTTGAATTTGCGAAGGACAAGCCTGATGCTCGCCTGTGGCTAAACATGGGGGCTAAGGATATGGGCTGGGAGTTGATTCCATTGTTTAAGCGCGTGGCGCGTGATGCAGGGTATGACGCTGCTGGCAAGCTTATTCTCACTAGCCCACATTTCTCCACTCACAACTGCCTTCCCATTGAACAATTGAATAAAGTTTACAACTGTGTAGACATTGGCCTAAACACTTGTATTGGCGAGGGATGGGGCCTGGTAAACACTGAGCACGCTGCTACAGGAGTGGCGCAAGTGGTTCCTGACCATACAAGCCTCAAGGAAATCTTTAATGATATTCCACGCATTGCTTGTAACGGTTCAGAAACTGATAGGAACTATGGGCTAGAGCGTTTGCTGCCTGACCCCAGCAGCGTTACTGACATCCTTAATTACTACTACGAGGATCGTAATGCTTTGAAAGCCGCTGGTAATTGGTGCTACGAACGTATCCATGAAAAGCAATTCACTTGGCCTGTCATCACTAAAAAGATGCTACGCATCGTAAATGAAGTGCTTAATCAGAGTCAAGACCAAGAATCTTTTAAGGGCTTTGGCACCCCCGCAAAAATTGTTTAATCATCATGCAAGTATCACAAATTTTTCTTTCTGATAATGGCGCCAAACTGTCACCATTCTTGGGACACGCAACTGGCACTGTGCGTCAAGCTTTCCCAGGCGCAGACCATCAAATTTACACCAAGGAAACCCTTCGCGCTTTTATTGAAGCCAACTATTCGGCAGAAGTACTATGGGCCTACGATTGCTTGAAGCCCTATTCGTATAAAGCTGATCTTGGCAGGTTCTGCTTGCTGAATAAGCTTGGAGGATGGTATATGGATATTGCCGTCAGAGTGGTAAATCCAGTGGAAGTGGGAGATCGCATTGAATTTCTGGCCTTCCGCGATATTCAGCGCTTTAGCTACACCACTTGGGCCTGCGCGACCACTGTTCTTTATTCAAAGCCCGACAACATAGCACTGACCACTGCCATTGAAATGATTGTCAATAACTGTCACGAACAGTACTACGGAATCACTCCATTGTGCCCCACTGGCCCAACGTTACTAGGGGCAGCTCTTGCTGCAAATGGTGGCAATGCCAATTTCGTCTACGGCGACTATCTAGAACTAACACCCACTCACGAGCAAAAGAATCGTGCGTTCGTGCTGCCCGATGGCACGATCATGGCATGGAGCAAGCCGTCTGGAGGGGGCGATCTCACTGGAGTGGGCGCCAAAGGCGTAAACAATTACAACGAGCTATGGGGGACGAGAGACGTATATGCAACCGTCTGACTTGTCGATGTTTGCGGTGTGCATGAATAACACACCGCTTCGTTTTGCTTCTGATACTAATTTGCAAATCATTGTTGCAAATGCTTGTCGCTTAACGGACGATGAAAGGTTTATTTGCATTGAAAAGCAAAAGCTTCTGGATGATTCTGGTGACAACATTTCCGCCTTAAATCCATGGTGGGGAGAGTTGACGGCTGTGTACTGGCTACTTAAAAACACCACGGCCCCATTGATCGGCAATTGTCAATACAGGAGGTACTGGGACGAAGGTGCTATTGCAAGAGCAGACAGTTCAGCGCTATACACTTCTGAACCTTGCGTCTTTAGCTGCTCGCTTGCTCAGCAGTTTCAAGGAGGGCATTCATTTCCTGGCATCGAAATGACAATGGAAATGGCAGTGAAGGGAAAACTGCCATTTACTGCATCAGAGATGGCTGCCATTTGGAATCAAAATCAATTCCAGGGAGGCCCAATGCTGTTTGGCCCTAGAGCCTCCTACGAACGAGTGATGAACGTCTTGTTCGACTGCCTGTGGCCCGTGTGGGACGCATACAAGGAGCAAATCATGGCATTGGAAGGCTACGACCAACGCGCTATGGCCTTTCTCAGTGAGCGCTTGCTTTCGGGCATTGTTCTGTACAAGGACAAATTCTTTGGTAATATGCCAATGAGCTGCGCCCACTTGGGCTTTATTAATTGACAATGATTAAAACCACCCTTGACTTGGGCAC